GTAAATCGCAGCTTCTGGATGAGCTGATAAAAATTTCTTGAGACGTGCGTCAGAGGATTCGTCAGAATTCTCGGACGATAAGTTATTTATATTCTTGTTATTACCTTCTTGTTCATGATGTGCGGGGAATTGTGCGGCCTTATGTGCGGTATACCCATCTGAACCCGCGCCGTTACTGGCCTCATCATGTGCGCCTGTATGTGCGGCTTTATGTGCGGGTAAATCGTCCATTTTTTGAGCATATTCGACGTAGTTCGTGATGGTGATCACCCTGCCTTTTCGCTTCTCTCCTTCGATGGAAATCATCCCTTCGCGGACGAAAACAGACAGCATTCTCTCCACTGCGTCGCGGCTTGTCGGGTTGCCCTGGCGGTCACACAACTGAAGGCCTAGATCCGCAGCAGTGACGACCAGTTGACCGGGTTGCAGAGGCCATTGCTTGCCCTTGAAGAATGCCGTGTATGGCTGTCTGGCTGCGTCAATGAGCAGGTTCTCCCACAGCGCGCGCAGGAAAACATCCTTAGCCCAGGACTTCTTCTTGATGCTCCGGTACAACGGGACGTAACCAGATTTCTGGTTCTCCATCCTGTTGCTCCTTGCGGCTGAGTGCGCCGCGAAATTTGCGTAAGCGACGTTCGACACAGTTAAACCTCCTGCGCCTGGCGTTTTGGATTAGCATTTGTCATAATGACCTCGCACTTGTTATCTGCATTTGCACCTGAAAGTCGGTTCTGTTCGCGCAGACCGGCTTTCGCCATTTTTGTAGTTCTCACATAACCCCCAGCATCGACGTAACCATCGTCATCAGAGGGCCTACCTGCTCCGGCATGAGGCGGAACAGCGACGCTATACCCTCGCTTACCTCTTTCAGCTTCTGATGCTCTGGAGCGTCCAGCAGCACGGCCTGTTTAGCCTCAGCGAGTTCTTTCTCGGCTTCAGCCAGACGAGACATTTTGCAATCGGCACCGATAAGGCGAGTGCGATACTCAACAGGCAGCACGGCCATGATTGCGGGCGTCAGCTGGCGCACGTTCTCGCGGTACTGCTCGGAGTCGAAGCGATTATCCAGGAAGCGAAACAGTTTCTGGCGCGCCCGGCTGATGTCTTCCGGAAAGCTGATGGCGGTACCGCCCTGCTCCCGGTATTCGTTAATGATCAGCGCCGAAACGACGTCCTGATTGTCCAGCGCCGACGACCATGCCCGGACCGCATCGCGGATCTTTTCGTGGTCTGGCGCCGCTTTAGCTTGAGCGCGGTTTATCATCGCTCCCGGGTGTAATCCGGTATTGTGTTGATAAGTAAGTGATTGCATGTGCTATTCCTGATGTTCCTGCTTCTTGCTATGAGGAAAATCGCGGTATTCGACCGCCTTCACCTCGCCAGTAGGAAGCTTGTTGATAAAAATCTGACGACCAACCCTGATCGCTTTACTAATTGCCGTTTGGTGAACGCCGATGGCATCAGCTGCTTTGGCCTGACCTACCTCGCCAACAAACTCAGCTAAAGAAATTTTCATGTGGTTGCTCCATTGAGTGCATAACCAAACAATACCAGAAGTATTACACAAATCAATACTTGCGGTATTTTTAAAATATGAGCTTTGGTATTAATATCTGATAATGGAAAAGAAAAAGATTCTCACCCCCGCTCAAGTGGCTGATTCACAGCGTTTAAAAGCCCTTTACGAAGCGAAGAAAAAAGAACTGGGTATTACTCAGCAATCCATTGCGGACGCGCTGGACATTTCTCAGGGTGCCGTCGGCCATTACCTCAATGGAAGGAATGCCTTAAATACAGCGGTAGCATCGGTCTTTGCCAGGCTTCTTGGGGTTAGTGTCTCTGATTTCAGCCCGTCACTTGCGAAGGATATCTCTGATATGAGCTCGGTGGCGTCGGAAAATACTTCTTTCGCAGGGCATTATTCACCTGGCTCAAAATATCCGGTGATTAGCAAAGTTCAGGCGGGCGCCTGGTGTGAAGCGGTTGAGCCGTACACCCTAAAGGATATAGACCTTTGGCTTGAATCAGATGCTCACATTCAAGGTGAGGCATTCTGGCTACAGGTAGATGGTGACTCAATGACAGCACCGGCGGGTCTTAGCATCCCAGAAGGAACCTTTGTCCTCTTCGATACTGGGCGCGAGGCGATCAACGGCAGCCTAGTAATAGCAAAGCTATCCGATTCGAACGAGGCAACATTTAAGAAGTTAGTGATCGACGGTGCGCAGAAGTACCTGAAGGGTTTAAATCCACAGTGGCCATTGGTAGCGGTGAATGGTAACTGTCGAATTATCGGTGTTGCTGTAGAGACGAAGATGCGGCTGGTCTGATCGGCAAGGTGTTTTGGTCGGCGTATAGCTGGTAGCGGCCTGAAGAGACGTTTGGGTAGATGATTTTTATTTTTCACAGCAATAGGATGATTTATGACACAGTTTCAACTTGCGTTAATCGCCAGGGAAGTTGATGGAGAAGTCATCCATCTTCGCACCAAAGACGGATACATCAATGCCACCGCAATGTGCAAGTCTGCAGGGAAACTGCTTGCTGACTATACACGACTAAAAACAACTCAAGATTTTTTTGATGAATTATCACGCGATATGGGGATTCCCATATCGGAGTTAATTCAATCATTTAAAGGCGGAAGAGCAGAGAATCAAGGGACCTGGGTTCATCCAGACATCGCAATTAATTTAGCGCAGTGGCTATCTCCAAAATTTGCAGTGCAAGTTTCAAGATGGGTACGTGAGTGGATGTCAGGCGAAAGAGCTCCTGCCGAACTTCCTATTCATCTTAAGCGGTATATGACAAACCGAGGCAGGGTTCCTCATACGCACTTTTCTATGCTTAATGAACTGACGTTTAACTTGGTTGCGCCACTTGAGCAGGCCGGATATACGCTGCCAGAAAAAATGGTCCCTGATATTTCAGAAGGTAGGGTTTTCTCGCAATGGCTCCGTGACAACCGGGGAATTGAGCCGAAGACATTCCCAACATATAACCATGAGTATCCAGATGGCCGGACTTTCCCGGTACGTCTATACCCAAACGAATATCTTGCAGATTTCAAACAACACTTCAATGAAGTGTGGCTGCCTCAGTACGCTCCTAAATATTTTGCTGAACGAGACCAAAGGGCTTTGACGCTGATTGAGAAAATCATGCTGCCTGATCTTGATTCCTAAATGCCACAACCCGGCCACCGCGCCGGGTTTTTTATTGCCCACCCATAAAGCTATCCCCCATTCTGCCGATAACTATCCAGCCTGAAGCTGATAACAATAACTATCGCAACACTACCTGCCCGCCCGTGCGGGCTTTTTTATTGCCCCTTCCTCACCAACTCCGCAGCATCCCTGTTAGCTCCCTTCCCTATCACGTTTCCTGTTTCCTTCCGGTACTGCTTCAGCTTGTCGATGATGTTTTGCTGGGTCATGGGTAAATCAGCCAGTGACAATTCCATCACCGCCCGCCCCATCGCCTGAATTTTCATGCTTATACGCTCTTCATCCAGAACCATGCACATCCCTCCTGCTGTTTTTTTAAGCGTAGCACTGGTATTTACAAAAATAAAATCACATCAAATTCATACTCTTAGTATTAATCAAAGATTTATTAATACTAGCGGTATTGCTATATATTAATACCGCTAGTATTGTTAACACATCGAAACGAAACATCGACAGCTGAGCGAAGTTAGCCAGCGGCGAAGTGGAGATTCGGTCAGTCGAACGGCGCGACAGTAAACCATGCGTCGGACCATAGGCGGGCTCAGGAAGAGCGGCAATTATGGCAAAGCGAATAAAAAGATTTATTCCAGTCCATTCGAAGCTGAGTGGGCTGTGCTGAATCAACCCACGCAACAAAGGAGCTTCTATGCGACGGCAAAGCTATATCGCTCACAAATAATCGGTACCACAAATGCTTTCGGAAACCCCGGCGATGTCGGGGTTTTTGGTGAGTGCTTTGGGCTGGCAGACGGTTATCAGCTAGTTGGTGAGGTAATGGCTCACCAAGGCGACGACGGCTTTCCCTGCTTCATTGTGGGGAGCCAGCACCAAAGCATTTCTCCCGCATCAGCGGGTAACTACAGGGGCAATTATGAACGAACAAGCGAACAAAATTCTCGTTGAGCTATTACAGAAAGCGGCGAATGGCATCGATGCTGCGGTGTCATTTAGCCAGGCGCAGATTCCGGAAGTTGTGCATCAGTTGCTGGTATGGAAATTCACCAAAAGCATGATGCTCACACTGGTTATTCTGGCGACTATCCCGGTTGCGATTAAATTCTTCAGGGTAATGATGAAGCGCGAGCAGGACGGAGTTTATGGCGAAGAGGGATATTCATGGGAACGCGGCAAGCCAAAATATAGACCTACATTGGTCTGGGACAAAGACGGCACTATCAGTGCTTCCTCAGTATTTTTTGGCACCATTATGTTCCTGTATTCGGTCATCTCCTTCGTCATCTTATCTGACCTGACGTGGCTAAAAATCTGGCTGGCCCCAAAGCTTTATCTCCTCGAATACGCAGCCTCACTAATTAAGTAACCCGCTCCGGCGGGTTTTTTATCGGCCATACCTCAGCAACTTCACAGAGGTTGCTTAGTTATGACAACCGGCGGCCATCCACCGCCAATAGCGCAGAAGTCTTGTTTCAACGTTCAGCAGCCCAGCTTACGGGCGGAGTGATTATGCAAAAATTTATCGTTATCCAGCAGCACGCTTGGTCAAACGACCACGGTTACGGAATTGGTTTTTCCTCAGATTTGGAAAGATTTGATAAGCGGGAAGTGGCAATTTCTCACGGATTTGAAGTAGCAGGTTGTGATGATTTCAATATCGGTGTTATCGCCGACGGCCGACTAGTGTCGCTCGACTGGATGGAAAAGCCAGTAGGCAACGGAAAAGGCGTTTCAGTTGAGAAACTCCAGATTATCTCTGATGCCATTGGCTTGGAGGCATCATGACAGTCACCCACAACGGAAAGCAGTACACCGCCAAAAAGCTCAACGATAACGAGTGGCAGCTGACGTCGGTATCGGCGCCGCGCGACAAGCTGACGCTTAACCGCTGGCAGATGCACGTTGCTGGCCTCCTGGAACAGGTAGAGGTGAAGGCATGATCAACCACTACGGCACCACACCTCTCATTCGCCAGTGCGTCACTCCTGGCATGATGGCAATGCATGAAGGCCGAACCTATCGCGTCTCAGCGGTCATTCAGGAGCGCAAATGGGTGTACCTGCACACCGACGCAGAAATCATCCGCCTCAGTGACTGTGTGATTGACGTCCTTCTGGACGGTCACGGCAACCCTATCCAGCACTAACCACCCTATTCAACCGATCGGCCTGGCTTCTGCGGCCGGGATCTGCACATCCAAATTTCAGGAGTTCAGCCATGAACGCATACCTCACTTACGACCGCATCGAAGATCGGCGCTGGGTTGAACAGCAACTCGACGACGAGAAAGAGAAGTGGCTCGACGACCGGGCGCAGAAAATCATCGACATGATGCCAAAAGAGCCGTCCGGCCTCTTCCACTTCTCCGTACCTATTGACTCCAGCCCATACGAAGGACTTCGCAGCGATAAAGCTGGCGAGGCCTACAACGATTTAATTTCGGCAGTTGCTTACGCCCAGGCGGAATACGACTGGGAACACCGTACCGGCTGCCCGTTTTAATTTTTGAGGGAATTAACAATGAGTACTGCACTTTCCACCATGGCCGGGAAACTGGCCGCACGCCTCGGCATGGATGCCGGTACAGACCTGATGAATACGCTGAAGAATACAGCGTTCAAAGGTGGCAATGTCACGGACGAGCAGTTTACAGCCCTGTTGATCGTCGCCAATCAGTACGGCCTGAACCCATGGACAAAAGAGATTTATGCCTTCCCAGATAAAGGCGGGATTGTCCCGGTTGTCGGCGTTGATGGATGGGCTCGCATTATCAACGAACATCCTCAGTTTGACGGCATGGAGTTCTCTTACGACAAGGAGGAAGGCGCGTGCACCTGCAAGATTTACCGCAAAGACCGTAAGCACCCGACCATCGTCACCGAGTACATGGGAGAGTGTAAACGCAATACTCAACCCTGGCAGTCCCACCCTACCCGCATGCTTCGCCATAAGACACTTATCCAATGCGCGCGCCTTGCCTTTGGTTTCGCTGGCATATTCGACCAGGACGAGGCCGAGCGAGTGATTGAAGGAACAACGGCAGAGGTTCATGCGGGCCATGAATCAGATAGCCGTCGCCCGGATCTGATCGCAAAAGGTGAATCTGCCGCACGCCTTGGAACCGTTAAATATCAGGAGTTCTGGGTGGCGCTGAGCGCTGAAGAGAAGCAGGTGATCGGCGCAGTTGAGAAGCGACGCATGTATGACATGAGTCTTGCTGTAGACAACGCCGAACCTGTCAATGTCGCAGAAACGGAGGCTGAATGATGGAGCAACGCACCCCTGAATGGTTTGCTGCGCGCTGCGGCAAGGTCACAGCCAGTCGCCTGGCTGATGTCATGGCCCGGACTAAGTCGGGCTACTCCACCAGCCGCCAGAACTACATGGCCGAGCTGATTTGCCAACGGCTGACCGGGAAGCTGGAGGAAGGGTTTTCGAATGCCGCGATGATGCGCGGCACTGAACTTGAGCCAGTGGCACGCGAAATGTACGCGCTGAATGAGTTCGATGCGGAAATCACTGAAGTTGGTCTCATCGATCACCCAACCATACCCGGATTCGCAGCCAGCCCGGACGGACTTGTTAACGACGACGGGCTTATCGAAATCAAATGCCCCAACACCTGGACTCATCTTGAAACGCTGAAAACTGGCGAGCCAAAGCGCCAGTACATGCTGCAAATGCATGCGCAGATGATGTGCACCGGGCGGAAATGGTGTGATTTCGTTAGTTTCGATGATCGCCTGCCGCCTGACCTCGCCTATTTCAAGAAGCGCATTCATTTCGACGAAGAGCTGGCGCGCGAAATCGAGTCTGAGGTTAAGAGCTTCCTTGCAGATCTGGAATCTGAAATTCAGAAAATCACAGAGCGTGCAGCATGAAACGCACACCCTTTTACCGCAGACCCGGGCGAACCGGGCAATTCTCCGGCCTTCGTGAGCGCGTTATCTGGATGATTCAGACGCGTGGCCGCCCGGTAACAGGCAGCGAAATCGCCGAGAAGTTTGGCGTAACGCTCATCGAGTTTAACAGGGTGGCCAACGGCATCACACGCGGATCCGGACAGATAGCGCAGATAGTTGAGTCGGAAAAGTGGATCAACGAGGACGGCATCTGCGACCGGACTTTCGACCTCGTCACGAAGCCAAAGGTCATTACACCACAGGGTAAATCGCGGTTGTTCACCCGGCGCGCCATAGAGCAATCGCAGGAAGGTAGACGGCAGGAGTGCATTGCGCGTGCCGCCCGCCGTCGTCGCCTGATTGCTCAGGGCCTCTACATCGACGAAATGGAGTCAGTGCTATGAAAGCATGGTCACTCGAAGAGCTGGCACTGCTATGGCGACACTCAAACGCTGAGGTCGCAGAGATTACCGGCCGCAACATTGAAGAGGTCGGAGATAAGCGGCTGCAAACCAATATTGAGCGTAATGGCTGGGATGTAAACGATCCGGAGCGGGAGGATGCATGACCGATTACACCGGAAGTAATACCCCAGCGGATCAGCGCGACCTCTGGCGCACTCCACCAGCCCTCTTCGCTTCTCTTGATGCTGAATTTTGCTTTCAACTTGATGCCGCAGCAGCGCCGCATAACGCTCTGTGCAGGAAGTTCATCACCGCCGAGCAGAACACTCTGGAAACGCCATGGGCTGATTACCTGAATGTGCCTGGATACGTCTGGCTTAATCCGCCATATAGCGACATCACGCCGTTCGTTAAAAAGGCCGCTGCCGAGAGCGCCAATCAGATCGGCACGGTCATGCTGGTTCCGGCAGACACTTCGGTTGGCTGGTTCAAGGAGGCAATCCAGACTGCCAGTGAGGTTCGCTTCATCACCGCTGGGCGGCTGGCATTTATCAACCCGGTCACCGGTAAGCCAGTATCGGGAAATAACAAAGGGTCGATGCTCATCATCTGGCGACCGTACCCGCGTACACACTGCCACTTCGCAACTGTGGACCGGGACGAGCTTATGGCTTTCGGGACGAAACTTCTCGCCCGACGGGAGGCTGCATGACGCCAGAAATAGACAACGCCATCCGCGCAGCCTGCCGCCGCTGCACCGATGAAATCCAGCAGGCCATGCGCAAGAAGCCAAAGCCAAACTGGAACGAAACTGATCCTCCCATCATCAATAAGCATCACAAGAAAATTGAAGCTCTGGGAGTTAGCCTTCTGGAGTTCGTCGTATACACAGGTCGGCTTAATCGCCGCTTCGGAGTTGAATCGTGACCAAATACGCGAAACTGGATAGCGAAGTGTTAAGCGCTATCGGCGCTCAGCCAACCTCGTTTTCGAAGATATTTAACCCTTCCGTCAGGCAGGAGTGCCTCGTCATTGCTGAAGCAGAAGGAAAGCACCCGATGGACGTCTTCCGCATCCTTGACCGCCGCCTCCAGTCACTCAGGAAGCTTGGAGTTATTCAGCACGTCAAAGGTAAAGGGTGGATACAGCCGTGAAATCGCAAATCACCAGGTCGCTAAAACGGCCTTTTTTATTGCTGGCGTTCACCTTCAACCGAATTAACCGACAGTTCCGGGAGCATTGACCATGGCCGACATCATCGATACCGCAGCAGAGATTGAAGAGCTTCAGCGTAACGCTGCCCTTTCCGCTCACCGAGTGAACCGTAACGACGTATCAGCTGAGCGTTGTGAAGAATGCGACGAACCGATTCCCGAGCCGCGGCGCGCTGCCGTTCCCGGCTGCCAGACCTGCGCGGATTGCCAGAGCGTCATCGAATTGAGGAATAAGCAGAGGGGGATTTGATGAATTACAGCAAGTTGAGTGATAAGGAAGTTAATCGAAAGGTTCAGATAGCTTCAAGACTAACTGGTTCAATGACGGGGAGAGGCATCCTAATTGTCAGGGATGGAAAGTGGGAATTCTTCGATCCGTGCAATAAACCGGCAGATGCATGGCCGATTATCACCGCAAATAAAATCAGCATTTACGCAATGAGCGAAGCGGACAAAAGAGGCGG